GCATAAACAGCTCAGGCCCACGCTCGCCAACAATGTAGCTGCGCCCGCCAGACACAGCCCCGCCTGCCGCCTTGAAGCCGCCAAAGTTGGAAAACGCACCAGCCAGCGCGTCGCCAAAGCTAGAACCGCCAGCAAGCCCGCGCAAAATCGAAAACAGCCCGCTCGCCAGCGCCTCAGCAGCCGCCGCCTTGAAGCTGTTCACCAGCGCGTCACCAATGCCCTTCCCGAACACAATGCCCTGCGCCAGATTGCGGCTGATTTCCTTGGCGAACGCCTCGCCCTTGGCGAATTGCTCCGAAAAAGCAGCGCCAACCTCCGCCGCCTTGCGCTGCACCACGTCCAGATCGGTCTTGATGCCTTGCAGCGGACTGGCCGCGCCCGCAGTCAGCCGCGCCGCCACGTCCTGAAACGCAGACGAGGCCGCATCGTCGCGGTCAAACAAGTCCTTTGCCGCGCGCGACGATCCGCCAGACGAGCGCGAGCGCGTCGAACTGGCCTTCTGGTTGCTGGATTTCAGCCAATCCTGAAGGAACTTCTCCCCGAACAGCGCAACGTCCGCCGATTGCCGGGTCAGAAGATCAGGCCCACGGCCCGCCGTTCGGGAAAGAGGGCGTCCATCCGCGCCAAGCGCCGACGGCTTCAGCAGACTGATCGCGTCCCCCGCAGCCGTTCCGCCAAGCGCCAGCTTGTCCAGCGCGCGGGGGATGATCCCCTCCGTCCGCTGCGTGAAGTCAGCCAGAAGGTTGATGCCCTTCGCTACCTTCCCGGCCGCCTGAATAGAAAAGTCGCCAATCGCCCCAAGCACATCGTTCGCAATGGCCTTGAACTCTTCCGCCTCGGCCTTCGCGCCATCCAGCGCCGCCTCGATCTGGTATCCAGCCTCGCCGTATTTCTCGCCCATGCTCTCGGCAGAGTCACCCGCCTCATCGGACCGTCGCGTCAAAACCCCCAGCGCAATCGCACCCGCCGCCAGCGCCGCACCCCACGGCCCCGTCAGAAACGCACCAACCCGGCCAACCGTGCCGCCGAACTGCGACAAGGCAAACGCCACCTGCCCGGACTGTTGCGCAAAAACAGTCAGCCCGCTCGTGCCGTTCGCAAGCTGCGCAGACACGTCGCTGATCTGAAAGCCAAGCTGCTGAAAACCCATCTGCGATTGCTTGGCCGAACGATCAATGCGCTGGAAACTCCCACGCATCCGCCCTTCAGTCTGCTCGGTTTTCTTCGCCAGCCCGTCCAGCGATTGCTCGCCGCGTGACAGCTCCTGACGCATGAGGGCCGTGGAGGCCTCCACCCGCAACAGAAGCTGTTCAACGTTTTGAGACATTGCCACGCTCCTGGGCCTCGTTGGCCTCTTCGATCACATCAACCGCAGACTGATATTCGGCCATCGTCGAGCGCCAGAATGCGCTGGGCGTCCAATGGAGGTGGACAACCGCCGCCCCCATCAGCCCCCGATAGTCGATCTGGTCGCTTGAACTCAGGCGGCGGCCGGTTCGCCGCCTTCGCCGTTTCCCGACGCCTGCCCGCCGTTCACCGCCATCAGCAGGAATTGTTGCACCACCGGCAAGACGGACATCAGCCCCTCCTGCCAGCACAGCCTGCCGATCCTGTCGTTCGTCACCGCCGCCATCAGCGGATCATCCGCCTCGCGGCCATGCGCACGGATGCCAGCGGCCACAATCGCGCCGATCTCCGTCATCCGAATGTCCGAAGTCTCAGCCGTCTTGCGAACGATTGCGACAATGGACAGGCCCAGCCGTTCCTCGATTTCGACAATCGCCTCAAAGCTGGGCCGCAACACATACGACGCGCCGTCCAGCGTGATGGACACCTCGCCACGATGCGGATTCGCAGCCGTCACGAAATGGTGTCCGTCACAGGCGCGGCGGCCAGCGTCAGAGTGCAGCTGTAGGCCACGTTGCCGTCCTGAGGATATTCGACGTTGAAGTTGCCGATATACATGCTGGCCTCGAACACAGTCGTCGAGGGCAGTTTGATGATGCGGAACAGGGTGGGCGATTGCGGTGACAGCTTGGCGCGGTCGTGCAGTCGCGTGAACCCGTTGGCGTCGGGCAGATCCGCCAGCCCCTCAAGGTTGATCGTCACGTTCCGCTTGCCGGGCCGCTGAAGCGCATATGCCCCGCTCGACTTCGTGGAAACATCGGTGAGGCTCGCAGCGCCGTCCACCGTCAGCCCCTGCTGACCGGCGATTTCCGCATAGGTGCCAGCCGTCGCCGTCTCGATGCTCAGGCGATAGCCATTGCCGTCCAGTTGGGCCATGTGCCCGTCCTTTCTCTGGTGTTAAGCCTGGGCCGTCAGGCTGAAGGTTTGGCGGCCGATGTAGAGCGTGCGCTCTTGGTCAGGTTCGGCTTGCGATGATTGCAGCCGAGGTTTGGTCAGCGTGGCCGACACATGCGGCAGGGGCTGATCGTGCAGCGCGCCAACAATGGCCGCCATGAGGGTTTCGCAGGGGCCGGGCGAGCGCGCCGCCACAACCGTCACGATCTCAATCGACATGTTCCAGACAGTGGAGGCCTTGTTCGCCGCGCCTTCGTTCGTCACGCTGCTGAGCAGCACAAACGGCGGCTCGGTATTGTCCGCGATCCGGCTAACCACCGGCGCGCCGATTGAAGCCGCGTTCAGCTTCTCAAGCGCGGCCTGCCGCACCTGCAACGTCGGGTCAGCCATCGGTCAGTCCTGCCAGTTGCCGCAGCGCCTTCGCGTAGGCGTCCGGCAAGATGTTGCGCGCCAGTCGGCGGCTGAAATCCCGGACGTGGCCGTCCACGATGCTGTATTCGTTCGGGCTGATGCCGCCGATGTAGCGCCCCTTGTTCCGGCCCTTCCGCGTCACCGCCACCCGGCCATATTCAAGAATGCGCCCGTAAAAGAGCGAGCGGTTCAGCGCCCGCCCGCGAATCCCCATTTCCAGCCGCATCGTCTTTGGAAAGACGAACCACGAAAGCGCAGTCGCCAGCCGCCCAGTCCTTACCGGGGCGCTGTTTCGCGCATACGCAGTCGTCGCCCGGCCAAGGCTTTCAAGCTCCACAACAATCGCAGCCTGTTGCGCCTCAGGAAATTGCCGAAGCATCTTCCGAACCCGACGAATACCCTGCCAGTCCAGATTGGCCGCCGAACGGCGAGCGCCCCTGCTACGGGTTGCCACCCTGCACCCCGGCACCGGCCTCGCAGGTCAGCACAATCTCACGTCGCGGGCCGCGATCCGCCGTCGCCGCCACAATCCGCAAAACCCGCGAACCCCACAGCACCCGATAGGTCGCATCAATGTTCGCCAGCGCCGTGTCGTAACGCAGCGTCACCTGATAAAGCGAAAGCCCCGTCAACGCCTCAGTCTCGGTATTCTCGCGGCCGCTGATCGGGCGGACATCAGCCCGACGATTGGCCGGTGTCGTCGCAGCCTCCCAGCTGTCCACAAGGCCACCATATGCGTCATCCACCGCAACCGGACGCTGCACCCGAACAGTCTCGCGCAACCTGCCCGCCGCAATCATGACGCCATCCAGCTCAAACGAAACGGCGACAGCAGCGCCGAAACCGCAAAGTCCATCTCGCGCGAGACACCGGCCATCTCGACAGCCTCGCGGTTACGATACCAATGCCCCACCAGCAGCTTGCCGGCATGGCGCACATCTTCGGGCAGATCGTCGCGCGTCTCAGGCCCGACCTCAGCCTCAACCTGCACAGCGTCGGGATACGCCACAGCAGAGGGCCAGGACTTGTTGAGCCGCGCCATCAACATGGGCCGCCGCTCACCGCCGCCCATCCGATAATCCGCGCTGTCAACCGTCGCCAGCGCGTCCGTCTCGTCATAATAACGCACCGCCGTCACGCTGCGAACCGGATGCACCGGCAGATGCATCACGGCCTCGAAAGCCGGAAACAGCAACGTCCGCGTCTCAGCCTGAACAACAAAGCCAACGCGCTCCTCGATGTGCCCGCGCGCGACATCAATCAGAGCCGCAATGTAATCGTCGTCAGTGGATTCCTCGGCGTTCAGATGCTCTTTCGCTTCAGCCAAGGTCAGCCACGCCCCCGCATCAGGGGCAGGGCCGCTCGCTTGCAGCAGCAGAAGAAGCGCGCCAGCAGCAGACATTGAATTCCCCTCAAAATCAGCCGAACGTGCCGCTGCCGTTCAGCACCAGATTCGGCACCGTCCCCAGCGTTCCACGGTTCGCCGGGCCTTGAAGGCACATGGTTCTTGCCGGAGACAGCCCCGCGCGTGATTGATAGCTGCGCCTCAACCTCGACATCTGTCCGCCTGCAAACAGCGCCTTTCCGATCTGGCGCTGCGCCTCTTGGCTCGTCAGCCGCTTCAGTCGCGCCGCGTGCGCCTTCGCGCCTTTCATCGGCATCACAGATACGGGTCAGTTCCAGCGGCGCGGAGATAGGGCGCGCGGGCCGGATCATAGGTTCCAAGGTTCACGAAACCGGCCGCGCCGTTCGCATCCGCAACACTCGCGGCGCGGATCAGCAGCTTCGGCTTCGATCCCAGCAGCCCGACAAGCCCGCTGCCCGGCGTCCCGTCGCCGCTGTCGATGAACTGGCTGCTGAACATCTTCGCGTTGTCGAACTGGGTGAAGTCCGGCATCGGCGTCGCGTCATTGCCCCAGTGGAACGCGATATGGTGCAGGCCCCAGCCCGCCATCACCTCAACGCCCGCGCCGTTCGCCATGATGTTCGTGCTGGCACCGATCCGCGAAACAGGGCTCGTCTTGGTGCCGTCCAGGTTGTTCCCAATCGCGTTTCCGCGAAACAGCATTTCATTGAAGTTCACCAGCGCCTGCACCGCGCCGCGCGCCGGATCGTCCAGGATGATCGTTCCGTCCTCATTATAGCTTGGCGTCGGGACGCGAAGGTCGAGCGCGAGGATGAACAGCAGGTCCTGGCTCGCCTGCCATGCGCGCGGGTTATCCCATTGCAGGTAGATATCGCTTGTCTGGCCGCTGCGGAACCGCAGGTGCCCCTTGTCCGTCGTCCACAAGTCCCACTGGTTCGATCCGGTCGAGTTCAGGATGCAGTAAGTGCCGCCGGGCGGCGCAGTTGCCGGTGTGCGCACCTTCGCGGCCATTACCAGCCAGTTGAAGGTTTCCGAGGCCGTGCTGGCGTTCGTCGACTGGCTATAGGCCCCGGCAGGCGGGTTCATCACCAGATTAGGCGACACATCCTTGGTCAGCACGTCCAGATAGCTGTCAGTGCCTGCGACGGTCAGCGTGGCACGGTTCAGCACCATCGGGCTCGCCCCGGCGTCACCCTCGACCTGAATCCACTCGCCGACTGCCAGCACGGCAGGGTCGCTTTGCCATGTCGCGCTGGCAATCCCGGCCAAGCTGGACGCCTTGCGCCACCGCACGCCCGCCGAAACGCTGACTGCCTTGTCCTGCCGCCCATAGAATAGCTGGCGAGGCCCGCTCGTCGTCGTCGCGCCAAAATCCTGATCGCTCGCGGGAACGAACGGGAACAGCACGGGGATCGCGTCCGTATCGAAGCTGCGACCGAGCCAGTCCAGTTCCTGCTCCATGTCGCCCAGCGCGCCGCGCCCTTCCTGCTGCGAGCCGGGTAAGGCGGTGTAGCACTCCACCAGCTTCTCGAAGCTGTCCATGAACGCATAGGTGCCGGGCGCGGAGAACCCCGTGGTGCTGTTCGGAAGCGTCACGAAGTCCCGGCGGGCGATCTGCTGCGAAAGGTAGAGGTTCGTCTGAACAGTCAGGATTTCAGTGTCGGCAGCTTGCGCGCCAATCGCATCGGCACGGGGACGCGCCCCGCCGCTCCACCTCGGCCCAAGCACCGTTGCCCGGTGCGCCCGCCACTTGGAGAACCACTTGGAGACAACCGCGTTCGTCGCGCCGCCGCGCTGGAAGTGGCCGAAGATGACGCCATTGAACACATCTCCGACCGCCCCGACCGGAACGGCGTTGCTGTCCGTCAGGAACAGGCACTGCGCCGCGCCGCGCGAGCCAACCCCGGCGTCATATAGGTTCATTTTCCAGTCGACGAAGTAGGCGATATCGGTGCCGTCGTCCTGCGAATAGAGTTGAAGAACATCCATGTGCGGGTTGAACTGGTCTTGGCTGTAGCTGGTCGCCCGCCCGAAAATGTTGAACCAGAAGCGCAGTTTCGGCCCGTTCCAATCCTGCTGGACGCTGGCGTCTGTCGATGTTCCCCACGCCATCAGATCGGAATAGAAGGCGTCCCACCGGCACTCATACATGAAGCGCGGCTTGTTGCTGGTGCAGCCCAATTGGATGCCGCGATAGGCGCTTTCAAAAACGCACCGGCCCCAATGCAGTTCCGGCGAGGCGGCATTCATCGGCGCGCTGCCGCCGCGCGAAGTCGCAATCGACCCCTGCTTGGTCAGCGTCCGGTTGCTGCCAGCGTTGCCCGCCTCGGTCAGCCAGACGGTATTGAACCGGGCATCGTCGCCAACATAGGCCGATCCGACGCCATCGACGTTCACCGCCGTGATATAGTTGCCGGGGCTCATCCCCGCCGGAAGCGCCGGGTTGCCCGCGCCCAGATACTCCGCCTTGAATCGCGCGGCGGGGGGCGTCCCGCTCGTCGTCGCCACCACCAGCGGCACCCCACCAGCAGCAGGCCAGCCGGTCATGTCCGGCAGCACCCCGTTCGGCAGGTTGTCGCCCACATAGATCGCCGGGCTGATGGCATGCTCACCAACCGACGAGAATTCCGTCCGCCAGTCCTTCAGGATCGGATCGTAAACCCGAACCCCGGTGGTGGTGCTGCCGAAATACACCAGGTCGCCCACATGGCGCATGTCCGCCGGGTCATAGGTTTGATCCGGGTTGATGCCGTTGTAGCTGAGGACGCCCAGCCGGAACCGGCAATAAAGGTAGCGGATCACGCCCTCATAGGCCGCCCCGCCCGAATACAGTGCAGTCGCACGGGTATAGGAGCCCGCCCGCCATTCCGCGCCGGTCATGCGGTGCTGGCGGCGGATATTCTGCCACACAAGCCCGCGCCCGTCAGCCGCCGCCACCCGCTCGTCAACAAGGTTGATCGCGGCCTGCGTGCCGTTGATCCTGTCCGCCCCGGTCGAGCGGATCACCACCTGCCGCGTGCCGGAAAGCGTCAGTTGAAGCTCGTTGCCATCCTCGAAACAGCGCCGCCCCCACTCGCGGCCCGGATCAAGCTCGATCACATAGACGCCGCTGCTGCCAACCTGCGCCGCCGCGATGGCCGCCGTGAAATCGGCCTCGTCCTCGCACGTCGCATCCGCCGCGCCATCCGAGTATTTATAGATCACCGTCTCGCTGAACTTCGTGCTGCCCTCGTGCGTCACCGCGATGGTTATGGCGTGGTCACCAATCGGCAGGTCGGCATAGTCGGCGGCGGCGATGATGTTCCCGCCGAAACACGTCACCTTCTCCCCGATCAGATAGCCTTCGATGAATACCGAAACACTCGATCCAACCGGCAGGTGGTTTATCGCTGTCAGCACCGTTCCCGGCGTCGCGGTGTCCGGCCAGTCGCGCGTCGGGAGCGACGAAAGCCGCAGCGACGATGGCGCAGGTGTCCCGCCCCCGCCGCCCGCGAAACTCATCGTCGCTGCCGACAGGTTGAGCCGCCCGAACATCAGTGGACAACCTCAACCTTGATGATCTCGACCTCGAAACTCTGGCCCGTCACCACACCGCCCGCCGCGTCGCGCGTCTCGATAACCAGAAGCGGCGTCATGTCGATGTTCGACGCCCGGTTTAGCGGCACACTTTCCAGCGAAAGGTCAACCCAGTCGTCCGTCAGCAGCACCGCGCCGCTCGTCGTCGTCGAGAAGGTGTAGCCGCCGTTCCGGTTGCCCGGAGCCAGCCCGCACATTTCCACCGCAGACGCGAGGTTGGAGTTGTTGTTGGACAGCGCCACCCGCAGATAGGCCCGGAACCCGCCCAGCGAGCGAATCCGCATCTTGTATCGCATGTTGTAGGTCGTGCTGGCGATGCATGTCACGAAGCTGCCCGTCGCGCGCCGGAAGCGGATCACCGGAGCCGATGCCGCGTTGTCCGCCGTCGCCGTCACCACAAGACGCTGCGTGTCGCCCACCAAAGAGGCAACCGTGCTGAAACCGGTGCCGCCCTCGACCGTCCAGCCATTCCACACGCTGCCGGAACCGTTCGTGATCGTGCCGCCGGAACCAGCGCCGACACTCGTCAGATCGACCGTGCCGCCGCTCGGATCGCCAAGATCGGCCAGATACGGGGACACCGCAGCCGCAAACGCCCGCGCCATGATCCAGCCGCGCCCACCAGCCGGGTGAATCAGGTCGGTTTCCGACCGCCACGCATAATCGCGGCCCTCAAGCGCGTTCGCCGGGTCGCCGGACAGCGCATACCACGGCACCACAATCGCCCCGTGATTGCTCGCAATCGCGCCCAGACCGGCGTTGACCTGAAGCACGTTCGCGCGGGCATAGCCACCCGCCTGCCACTGCGTCACTTCCTCGGAGCGCATCATCTGTTCTGGGATCAAAATCTGCGCCGCAGGATAGGCTGCCCGAAGCGTGCCCAGCGCGCTGTCCATCGTGCCCAGCCAGCTCGTGCCGCCAGTCGGCCCAAGGTCGAGCGTGTTGCTGCCGCCGTTCATGAAGATCAGGTGCGAGCTCTCCGCCAGATAGGCGCTGTCCGAAGCAAGCGCCGTCGCCTGCGAGGCCACCGCCGTTGCCGAAGCGCCCGCCGCCGCGTCGTTATAAGGCTGCGATACGCTCGATCCCGAAACCGTGAACAGCCACCGCGCCCGCCTGTTGCCAGTCATGAACCGGCCAAAAACACCCGGTCGCAGCCAATGTGCGATACGATCCGCGCTGCTGGCACTCCGCGTCACAGTCTCTTCGAACGACGCGCCAAGGTTCGCAATCACCGGGTTCGAAACCGCAGCCGGGATCGCCGTCGCCATCGCGGAAACCGCAGCAGTCGGCAACGAGGCCGCCGAACCGCTCAAGACCCCATCCGTCACGGTCACAAGGCAGCGCACAAACTTCGCCAGATCGGCCGATTGCAGCGTGTAGAAATCACTCGTCGCGCCGCTGATGTCCGCCCACGGCCCCGTGGACGTGTCGCCGCGCTGCCACTGCTTGCCGCGCCCAGTCGTCGGCGCATCCCACACGCCAGGCCCCACGGCCAGCGTCTGGCCCACATAGGCCGCACCGGATTGAACCGGCAGCGTGACGTTGTTGATGATCGCAGCGGCGAGCGAACCCAGCCCTGCGCCCATCAGGAGCATCGTCACGGCTCAGACCTCGACGTAAACCAGATGGCCGCCAACCGCGACAGCCGAACCGAGGTTCAATTGCAGCGCCACGCCCGAAGCCGTCTCGAAATGCCCGACCGGCGAAAAGGCCACGCTCGCACCGCCATTGGCCGCAAACGACAGCGCGCCGGTCAGATCGGTCGTGTCAGACTGGAACTTGGCCGAAACCGCACCCGCCGCGACAACCGTGTAGGCCAGCACGCGGATTTTCTTGCCCGTCACAGCCGCCACCGCCGTGTTGTCGCCCGAAGCGCTGGCTGCAATCGCCGCGAACTTCGGCGTCAGATCGGTGCCGCCGACATTCACCTTGTCAGCAGCCATCGCCACCGCGCCGGAAATCGTGATCGGGCTCGTCAGCTTGCCATCGATCGACGCAAGCGAGGCGTTCGCAGTCGTCTGGTTCGCAGCCGTCGCCGCGCCAGACGGCAGCGGAAGCGAGGCCGCCGAAACAGGCTGCGTCGCCTGCCAGAAGGTGCCGGAAACAGGCACAGCCGTCGCACGAAGCTGGGCGTCCGTCAGCGGGCCAGTCACGGCCACAGAGCCGGAAACCGTCACCGCGCCAATCGTGTTGGCACCAGCCGGAAGCGAACCGGTCAGCCCGAAAGACCAAGTGCCACCCTGCGCAACCGTAAGGCCGTTCGCCGACGCCGCAGCAGGCCCCCAAGTGCCGCTGACAAAGGTATAGAGCGGCGCAGGAAGGCCCTTGTCGGAGCCGATTGCGACATCAGCCAGCGAAGTTCCTTCGCCGGGCGCGGTAATTGCCATTTGCGGCCTCCGAATGAATTGGGGGAAGTGTCAAAAGAAAGGCGGCGGGGCACTTCCAACCCCGCCGCCATCGTCAACCGCTTAGGAAGCGGCGATCTTCAGCACCTTGATGGCCTCGCTGTTTTGCAGGATGCCGCCAACGCGCTTCGTGGTGTAGAAGCCCACGAAAGGCTTGTTCGAATAGGGATCGCGCAGAACGCGGGTGCCCATCCGATCCACGATCAGATAACCGGCGCTGAAGTTGCCGAACGCGAGCGGGAAATTGCCCGCCCCAACAGTCGGCATGTCCTCAGCCTCGATCACCGGAAAGCCCAGGAACTGCGAAGGCATGCCCGCCTGAACGGACGGCTGCCACAGATACTGGTTCGTGGTGTCCTTGTATTTCCGCAGCCCGGCGAGCGTCGCCTTGCTCGTCACCCACGCCGAACCCTGACGATAGCCAGCCTTCAGCGCCTGCACCATGTCGATGAAGATATCGGCACTGGTGGGCAGCGCGGCAGCCTGCGCCGACGCGACATACTGAAGAACACCCCACGCCCGCGCGCTGTCAGCAGTCGCAACCGGGGTGCCGTTCAGGAAGCCGGTTGGCTTATTGGTGCCGTCACCCGAAATGAAGGCAGCGCCTTCAGCCCGCGCGAACTCTTCAGCCACGCTCGCCGCCAGCCACGCCTCGGCGTTGAACATCACATCGTCCAGCATGACCTGCGTGGCCTGCGGGTTCGCGTAAAGTTCGCCCATGGTCGGCTTGATGTTGGCAAGGGTCGGGGTGTTGGTCGCCGGACGGGCAGCGGTTTCACCAACCCAGCCCGATTGCGTCCCGCCGATGTCGGCCAGCTTGTTGAAGTCGCTGGTGCCGACCTGAACCACTTGCGCGATGGAGCGGATGGGCGAAATGTCCACCAGCTTCTTCACGATCTCGGTGTCGATCACCTTCGGAACGGCATAGCCACCATCCGCCGGAACAGTCGTTTGCAGCGACTTCATTTCCAGTTCGGAAAGGCCGGTGTCATCGCCCTTCGTCATGAACCGCGCAAAGGCAGAGCGGTGCTCCACATCTTCGTTGCGCTGGCCTTCCGCGCCGGCACCCGGACGGGCGGCCTTCGCCTCCAGCTTGCGGACGCTATCCGCGAGGCCGTCCAGAGCCTCGTTGATCTTGGCCGCCTTCACGTCGAAAAGCACATCAGCCGCGCCCTTCGCCTTCGCTTCGATGGACTGGTCGTTGTTCGACTTGAACTCTTCCCACGCCCGATTGAGCTGCTCGATTGCAGCCTTGGTTTCGTCTGACATGTGATTGTCCTCTGATTAGGATTTCAGGGTCGAAGTCGCGCGCCGAATGGCCGCGACAAGTTCCGCCGCATCCCCATCAGGCTCCCCCTGATTGGCTTTGGCTTGAAAGCGGGCGCAGATTGCGACCGCATCGGCCTTGGAATAGCCAGCATCCCGCAGGCCATGCTCCAAGTCCCGAATCGTCATGATCTCGTTCGCGCTCTTCACGCTCGTCACCCGCGCGCTCCGGTTCGCCGGAAAACCGACAATCGAAACCTCAAGCAGATCAACGGACTTCAGCGTCCGGCGCGGATCTTCCGGCTTCGAACGCAGCGCATATTCAACAGGCCGGAATCCAATCGACAGGCCGGAAATCGCACCAGCCTTCAGCGCCTTGTAGGTGTCCAGCCCGGCAGTCGTATCCAGCAGGCGGCCCTTGACCCGCAGGCCGTGCCCGTCCTCTGCCATTTCATCCCACACGCCCACAGGAAGCGCGTCCGGGTTGTGCGAAAGCAGCATGGCGGGCATCGAACCAGCCGCCCGATGCGCCGCCAGCGACTTGGCGAACGCACCCGGCGCGATCACGTCGCCATAGCTGTCCACATTGCCGAAAACTGCGCCGTAGCCCTCAACCGAACGGGTCTCATCCGCCGTCGCCTGAAACTTCACCTCGACAGCCTGCACAGAGCGCGCGCGCGTTTCCGCCACCAGCTCGCCGATGACCTCGCCATGCCCGCCAAGTTTGCCCTCAGCCTCGGCCCAAGTGTCAGCCTCCACCCGGTCAAGGCCCGGATGCCCGTCAACCAGAAAAATCATCGCAGATGCTCCTAAGCGGCCAGCGCCAGCGCCAGATTGCGGCGATGCTGGCGAACATCCCGGCCAATCAGAACCAAACCCGTCACGCGAACCGAAGCGCGGCCGAAAATCCGAACCTCGCGCCGCGTCGGCCAAGGCTTCGGCGCGAGAATGTGCACCCCGCGAGGCAGCCTAACCCAGCTTCCCAGCGTCACGCCGCCGCCAGAGCCATTCTCAACCGTGCCCGTCACCGTCACCAGCGACGTGCCGGAAATCGAAACACTGGAAACCGCATAGTGCGGCCCGTCGCCGCTAGATCCGCCCCAATTCCCAGCCCAAGACCCATCCCAAGGGCCATCCCAGCCGCTCACGTCGCATCCCGCGTCGTCACCGTGCGCGAACCAGCAACAACCGTGCCACCGACCCGCGTCTTGGTGCCGTCCAGGCTCTTGAACGTCATCGCGCCGCCATCAAGGCCGGTTGCATTGCCCGCCGCCTGCGCCAGCAGCAGCCGCAGCGCCTGCTTCAGCGTCAGATCGTCCTCAACAAAGGCCTCCAACACCGCGCCGGTCACGTCATCCTGCGTCAGATCGTTGACCAGGATATTCACCGCGCCGCGCGCGTGGACAATCTGCCCCGAAGTCGTCGCGCCCAGCCCTGCAATCGACACAGGCCGGGGCTCGCCAATGCCGATCCCGGTTGTCAGCGCCACCGCCGAACCCGAAAGCGCCGCCGATCCGCTCGCCGTCACCTCAAACGAGCCGGTCATGTCGCCAAGACCGCCCATCACAACCGCATTACACTCCGGCCCATACCATTGCAGGCTGAAGTAGGAGGCGATGGGCATCAGGCGTCCGGTTCAACCGCGAAATCGAGAATCCACGAAAGCGCGCCGACCGTGCCCGTGCCGATCTGCTTCACCGCAACCGCCTCGCCGGGCCGCAGCGCCAGCGGACGGCCGTGGCTGTGCATCGCAGGCAGCAGGTTAGTCATGTGCTGCAAATACATGCTGGTATTCGTCGGAACCGCAGTCTGTTCCTCGCTCGAAATCACCAGCGGCGTGATGATCGTGCTGTCCGTCAGGCCGGCCGTCACCGTGTGGCCCGCCGTCACGTTCGCCAGCGCCGGATCGGCACTGTTGAAGGCATAGGGCGTCACCGCCGTCAGCGTCGGAGTGCCCGTCACCCGCCGAAAGTTGAACTGGTTGATGACGCCGGTCACCGCCGTCACGTTATCGTTGATGCAACGCAGCGCCAGCAGCCATAATGTCTGCGCCGAACCGGAATTGTTCTTGAGCACGATGTGATACTTGTTCGCCGCCGGAACAATCGCGCTCGTCAGCAGGCGAAACGTCGGCAGGCCGCCGAAGTGCACGCCTTGGCTGTGAACCGTATCCGCGCCCACAGTGTAGGAGCGCATGTCCAGCTTGTCGCCCGTGCTATCGGGAGGAACCTGAGTATAGGTGCGGGCCATATCAGTCCTCGCTCACTTCCTGCGCCCCGGCAGGCACAATCGGAAAGCCGTTGATCCCGAAAATCATCGGGGCGGAAAGCGCGCCCTTGTAGAGGATCTGCCCCGCACCGCTCGAAGCCGTGCCAATCGAATAGTGCGTCATCGTGTGCGGCCCGCCAGCCGTGCACTGCGGCCACTGCATCTGACCGACATTGCTGACAACCGAACCAGCGCGGACAAAACCCGCCGAATCCCGCGTCACCGCAATCCGCGCATAGCCGGGATAGGTCGTCTCATTCGTCGTCTGATCGCCAGCCTCGCCGGGGTCAGCCTCATGCAAGGCCGCGTAGAAACTGCCGTTCGCATCCCAAGGCGGAGTGGTGCCGAAAAACACCCAATCCAGCACCTGAGCTTCCAGCGTGTTGCCCTTGCTCATTCCGCCTCATCCTCAACAATGCTCTCGATGTTGCCATCGTCGTCGTATTTGATTGATTTCACAGTCTTTCCGCCGCGAAGGTGCTGCACCGTGATCTGCGGGGCATCAACCTTCACCTCAGCAGGCGCGACATGCACCTGCGGGGCCTCAACCGTCACTTGCGGCGCGTCCGCCTTGAAATGAACCGCAGGCGGATTCACCGTCACCGGGCTCTCCACCTTCACATGAAGCTGAAGCGGCTCGGACTTCGCGCCTTCCTCCACTTCCGCAGCCTTCGCGCTCTCCGTCGGAACCCCGTAAAGGTTCGTCGCAGGCTTCGGCTTGTCCATTTCAGGATCACTCAGGCGCGGATAATCTTCCTCATCGCGCCATTCGTTCGCGGAAATCACCCCGTTCAGGCGCAGAATCTGATTGGTTTCAGCCCGCTCCTTCGCCGTGCCGCGAACAAGTCCGCTGTCCACAAGCTCAATCCGATAGCCAGCAGCCCATTCA